GCGGATCTTTACCAACAGGAGATGCTACATTGACGTTGGTTGGTGGAACTACAGTAGCAGCTACAAACGAATCTTTATCAGAGTTTGCTTCTGCATTAGATACATTAAATTTTAAGGTTGTTGCTTACGGAACTGATGACAATACTACAAAAGCTTTATTGTCTTTAAAATCAAAAGAGTTTCGTGAACAGGTTGGAAAGAGGGTAACTTTTGTTACAAATAATTATAATGCTGCAGACCATGAAAGTACTGTATCCATTAAAAATGGTGTAACCCTTGATGGAGGAGAAGTATTAACTGCACGAGAGGCTGTATATTGGTTTGGAGCGGCATTCGCATCCTCAACAGTGGAATCATTAACTTACGCTAAATATCCTGGTGCAATCGAAGCCGAAACAATGACAAATGATGAAATTATTCAAGCGTTACTAGATGGCCATATTGTCTATTCATTTAACGATGATGAGGTTGTTGTGGAGCAGGACATTAATACTTTCCGTTCGTTTACAAAGGAGAAGAACCAAGATTTTCGTAAAGGTAAAATAGTCCGTGGTATGGATATCATCCACAACAATGTAAGACATATTTTCCGCAAATACTTTATTGGGAAAGTTGATAACGATAAAGATGGTAACGGACGAGATTTATTTAAGAAACAGATCATGAAATCAGTACTTGACCCTTATAAAAGATTAGGTGTTATTGGTGATTATTTACCAGAAGATATTGTAATCGGACAAGGTGATGAAAAAGATGCAGTATTTGTCGTGATGGGCATTACATTCAATGATGCTATGGAAAAATTATATATGCGAGTCGAGTGCAAATAATAAGGGGGTAAAACTCAATGGCAGCAAACGTTATGCAAACAAAAGACGCCATGTCCTCACGTGAGGGCTTGGTGTTTATTAATATTGAGGGTCGAACATTTGAAATAGCTGAAATTCTAAAATTTAAAGCAGAAGTAGAATACAACAAAGTTGAAGTAAAGCGGTTAAATGCTCGTATGGAAGGTTCAAAGATTGTAGGAGCAAAAGGTGTAGGTGAAATGACGATGTACTACCATCGACCAGAGGTTCGAGCAATGGCTATGGATTATTTACGTTCTGGTAAATCACCTATGTTTGATGCAACGATTATCAATGCGGACATTACAAGTGCAGCCGGTAAACAAACCGTTGACGTTCGCAATATTGTTCCTGATAAAACACTACTAGCAATGTTAGACGCTGATAGTGCTGACACATTAAAAGACGAATTTCCATTCACATTTGACGATTTTGAAATCTTAAACCAATTCAATGTTATCCAATAAGGAGGAACCTATAAATATGAGTAACTTTAAAGCATTCATGAAAGAAAATGTACGCCAAGCTGAACCAGTGGAGCTAAAATTAGAAAGATTTGCTGAACCAATTAAATTACGACCATTAACATCTGCGGAATCTGATTTAATCAATGATCGTTGCTTTAAAAATAAGCCTGGTAAGAAAGGTCGACAAGAACGTGTATTTGATCCAGTGGCTTATAACCGTGGTATTAGTGTTGCTTCAATCGTTCATCCGGATTTAAACGATACAGAGCTGCAAAAATCATACGGAGTAAAAGGTGCTGAGCAATTGTTTGGTGCAATGTTCTGGGTTGGAGAGGCATCTCAAATCTCTGAAAAAGTTTCTGAAATTAGTGGTTTAGATAATGCTTTGGAAGATGAAGTAGAAGAAGCAAAAAACTAATACAGGGCAGTGATGATGAGCGTGATGGTCTTGCATTTTATGCACACGTCGCGCTTCATCGTTTTAATATACTGCCAAATAGCTTTTTAAATATGGATCGTAAAGAAAAAGCCTTTATTATTGCCAGTTTGGATATAGAACTTGAAAAAGAGGCAGAAGCAGCTAGGAAATAGTATGAATATGCCAATACAGTATAGTGAAATCCCTCCAAGTTATGTATATTTGTGTATGAGGAGGGATAAACATGGCTCAAAATAAAGTACTTGCAGGAGACTATGAGGGAAAAAATATAATGATTGGCCAACAAGGTTTCTTTAGTAAAGAAGAAGTTTTTCTATTTACAGGGTTTACAAAAAAGTTCCCTTTAAATAAAGAAACTGTAGCATCATACGAATTGATAACAGAGGAACATCGGAAAAGCGCTGTAAGTGGTGTTACTAGGGGATTAGTTGGTGGTGCATTGTTAGGACCAGTTGGACTTTTAGCAGGCTTATCAGCCAAAAATAAGGGCACTCATACTTTAGTTCTTGAGTTTGTAGATGGTAAGAAAAGTTTGATTGAAGTTAATGAAAAAATATATAAGTTGTTCATACAAAAAATGTTTTAAGCACTCTTATTGAGTGCTTTTTATTATGGCTAGGAAGGAGGCTGATTAAATTGTCTGTACGCACAACAATGTCACTTACAGATAAAATGACAGGTACTCTTCAAAAGATGATGAAAGCAATGAACAGCACTGTTAGAGCAATGGAACAAATGCATACAGCGTCCAATAGAGTAGGAGATATGCGTAGTTTACAAAGAGCTAGGCGCGATATAGAAAGTGCTAGTGCATCTTTTGAACGTTTAAGATCAAGTGCTAGGTTAGCGGGCAACGAGGGTCAAAATTCGGGCAATAGAATAAGAAATAGTCTGAATGGCGTTCGAGAAAGCGCAAATTCAGCCACCAGTAGCGTGCGTAGCTTGATATCTAGTCTTATGGGGTTTACAGCTGCGTACTTATCTATTCAAGGAATTTCTAATGGTTTTAATAAATTTACTCAAGCTTCGGATAATTATTCAAATACTAATGCCCGGTTAGCTAATATT